AAATACAAACCTTTTAGTTATAACTGTATATTTATATACGATTAATACTATAACTCACGGAGAAGCAGAATGAGCACATTATACGTCAATACAATAACCCCGAATTCAGGCGATACTGTAACAGTATCCGGATCCTTAACTACAACTGGTAAATTTACTATTGGAGACGCTGATACAGATAATATAGTTATTCAAGCTGAAGTTAGTTCCAGTATTATTCCTAATGATGATAACACATATGATTTGGGTTCAGTTTCAAAGAACTGGAAAAGCTTATCAGCAAATTCTGTGGCCACTAAGCTTTTAATTTCACCAGATGTAACTATAACAGCAAGTAGTCATATTGTACCTGTTAATGGTACACAATATACGTTAGGTAATACTGATAGATCATGGAATAGATTATACGTTAATGATATAGAAGCTTCAGGTTCAGTACTTGCAAGTAGTTCCGTATACCCAAGTGTGGATAGTGTTGGAACCTTAGGCCTTCAGCACAAAAAATGGAGTAGGTTATATGTTGATAATATAGAAGCTTCAGGTTCAATAGAAGCTTCAGGTTCAATAACACCTAATGGTGATGATGTTTGGAATTTAGGTTCATCTACAAAACAATGGAAAGATTTATATGTAGATGGAACAGCTTATCTAGATCACATTTCTGGACTTGGGACTGTTTCTTCAATAGAAGGTTCAATTCAAAGCTTTTCAACTGCTTCGATCACTACATTAAGTGGATCGTTAATACCATCACAAGATAGTACTTGGGATTTAGGTTCACCTGGATTCGAGTGGCAAAATTTATATATCGATGGTATAGCGTATATTGATGGTGGTAGATTAGGTTACCTTACTTTAGATCAAGATATTCAAACAGGCTCATCTGCAGATAGTGCAGTACATAGTGTCAATGGACAAAGATGTGAAATTACGAATCAACTACAAAGCAGTGTAGCAGTAGATACAGGATGGACTGTAACAGTATATAATTCATCGATTATTGCAAATTCAGTGATATTAGCTAACGTAATTGGAGGATCAGGAGCTATAATAACAGGATCTATTGTTACCGCTAATGTGGTGTCAGCTAAAACAGCTTCATTAAATTTCTGGAATACTGGTGCATCAACAATTGCAGATGATTCTGTATTCACTGCATCTCTTGCAATAATGTAATTTACATAATTACTCTTGGTAAAGTAGTTTTTGCACTTTTATTCATATATTTATATACGAATAATTTTACTCATATTGCAATATTAGGAGAAAGTACATGGCTGAAAAAATTATAAGTCCCGGCGTATTTACGCGTGAAAATGACTTATCATTCTTACCACAAGGAGTTGGTGAGATTGGTGCAGCAATTGTAGGTCCAACAGTTAAAGGACCTGTAGGTATCCCTACGCAGGTTACATCATATGCACAATACGTAGATCTATTTGGAAATACGTTCAAAAGTGGTAGTGACTACCAACAATATTTAACATCCCATACAGCGGAACAATATCTTAAGAACGGTGGACCATTAACTGTAGTTAGAATTGCAGGAGATGGGTTTAGCCATGCTTCTAGTTCTGTAGCTACTGGTGAGACACCGAGTACAGGTACAGCAGCATCAGGAGCATTTACAGCATCTGTAGACGCAGCCAATCCATTTGCAGCAGATGGAAGTGAGATACAGATAACACAAGGTAGTGTAGAGTATCGTTTCATAGCAAGTGATCAAGTTTCAGTACCAGTAGATGAGTCTCCGATATTTTATTATCAAACAGGCTCTACCGTAGGAGCAGCTGTTACTAACTTTGTAACTAAAGTAAACACTGTAGCTGCACTAGCATTAACCGCTGTATCTGGAGCAGGACAAGTAGAATTTACAGCAACAGATAATGGAGTTCAAACAATTTCAATTGAAACTGGTTCTGGTACTATTACTACAGATTTAATATCATTTGCAAATGGTACTAATGGAGCAACAGAAACAGCATTTAAAGTAAGAACGTTATCAGAAGGTGATAATCTGAATAATTATCAAGCATCAGAAGGTACTAACAATGTACTAGAGAGTGGCTCGAAAGATAACATTAGATGGGAAGTTACAAATGTAGACAATAACACAGGTACATTTAATCTAGTTGTAAGACGTGGTAATGATAGTAGTGTAGCTAAGATACCTCTTGAAACATGGAGTAACCTATCATTAGATCCAAATGCAACAAACTATATTAGTAAAGTTATCGGTGATATGGTGTACACAGTACGTGGTACCACAGCTGATCCATACTTACAATTATCAGGATCATACTCAAATAAATCACGGTATATTCGTGTTGAAGTTCTTAAACAAACTGTCGATTATTTAGATGAGAATGGAGATGTTAGAGTAGCAGCTGCATCACAATCATTACCAACAGCTGGATCAGGTTCATTCCTAGGCGGTGCAGATGGTAATATTCTTGGACCAGCAAAATTCTATGAAAATATAGTAGAGGGTAACTGTCAAGGATACGATTTAAGTTCTGCAGATAATGCAAACGGTGGATCGTCTTATACACAAGCATTAAATTTACTTGCAAATCAAGATGAATACGATATTAATATGATATTAATTCCAGGAGCTAATCAAAACATGCACTCACCTATCGTAGATAAAGCAGTGAAAGTTGCTGAAGCTAGAGGTGACTGTTTTGCAGTAATAGATCCTGTAGGGTATGGATCATCAATTGCAACTGCAGTTGGTGAAGCAGCAGATTATAACTCAAGCTATGCAGCGATGTACTGGCCATGGGTTCAGATACCTGACAATCAGCTAAATAAGCTTATATGGGTTCCAGCTGGATCTGTATTACCAGGTGTACTTGCATTTAACGATAAAGTTGCACATGAATGGTATGCACCTGCTGGGTTAAATAGAGGTGGAGTTGATGTAGCAGTTAGAGCTGAACGTAAATTAACTCATACAAATCGAGACACTCTATACTCAGGACGTATCAACCCATTAGCAACATTCCCAGGACAAGGAGTTGTAGTATGGGGTCAAAAGACTTTACAAAAGAAGTCTTCTGCATTAGATAGAGTAAATGTACGAAGATTATTAATTAACCTTAAAAAGTTCATTGCATCTACTAGTAAGTATCTTGTATTCGAAAATAATACAAATGAAACTAGAAATAGATTCTTATCAACTGTTGTTCCGTATATGGAAAGAGTACAGCAGAATAACGGATTATATGCGTTTAAAGTTGTAATGGATGACACGAATAACACACCTGATATCATTGATAGAAACATCATGAAGGGAGATATATACATTCAGCCAGCAAAAGCAGCGGAATTCATTGTAGTCGACTTTAATGTTATGCCAACCGGTGCAACTTTTGGTGAATAAGATATTTATTATAAATAGGAGAACAATATAATGGCAGAGACTATTAGCGCACAACAATTGATGTTCAACTCATTCACACCGAAAGTATCAAATCGGTTTGTAATGTCAGTTGGAGATATACCATCATTCATCTGTAAGAAGGTAACTCGCCCTAGTGTGACATTCGGTGAGGTTGTAATTGATCACATTAATACAAAGCGAAAGCTGCAAGGAAAAGCAGATTGGAATGATGTGACTATGACCTTATGGGATCCAATCGTACCATCTGGTGCACAGCATGTAATGGAGTGGGTTCGTAAAGGATACGAATCTGCAACAGGAAAAGCTGGATATCCGGATTTCTATAAAGAAGAGGTCACTATCGAGGTTTTAGGGCCTGCAGGTGATATTAGAGAAAGATGGGTTCTTAAAGGAGCATTTCCATTGTCAACTGAAATGGGTGAATTAGATTGGTCTAATGATCAACCAATAGAGATTAGTTTAACATTGAAATACGATTATGCAGTATTAGAATTTTAATAATGTAGTATATATAAAAAGAGTCCTGAGAAATCGGGACTTTTTTGGTTTGTATATATTTATATATACATTAATTACAATAAAGGAGTTACATAATGTCAGGACAAGTTATAGATACAGATTACCCAGGTGATGTTTCTAATAAAGATATAAAACAA